CCATAGTAAGACTCAAAGTTTTCAAAGCCATCTTTTTCCATTTCCTTAACCTCCTATTAAGTGTTTGTACTCCTTTCCTCCTTTCCTTGGGGAGAATGGTGTATGGCTTTAGCAGTGTTACTTACACTTAGTAATTACTTAACTTCCAGCCCTTATCTTTGCCATGTTTTTTAAGGCACCTCTCTGCAGCTTTCTTGGAACGATGCTTGTGACCGCATCTCTGGAAACTTGTAGCCTTGCTGTGTCTTATTACTTCAAACATTTTTGTCTCTCCTTTTTTTATTTTATCTCTTAACCCCTGAATAGTGAGCGGGTAAACTCCTATTTAATGTTTCCTATTTTGTATTCTGCGGTGCTCTCTCTGCACCCCAAGCTCCAAATCGACCACAGCATCTAAGCATTCGGGTAAGTTTTTAGCTAGCATATCAAGGTCATGCTCGGTATAGGTAACCTTCTCTGCTGGGTAAAGCTCGTTTTTGGTTTCCCAAAGTTCTTTTAAGTCATTCCGACTTATCGCCCAAAATCCGATAGGCATTACTCTATCTCCTTTCCTACCCGCCCACTATTCAGTTGTTAAGGTGCTTTCGTTTAGCCTCCACCCTCATGATAACACATTGTTGCAAGGTTGTCAAGGGGTTTTGGCGGGTTTTTCACAAAAATTTTATAGGATTTGACAGGATAAGGGATTGCATATTAGAATCTATGCAGCTGAGTTTCAATACGCCCAAGAGTTGTGCAGCGCTACCCAAACTGAAAGCGGGGCGACCTCAAAATCGGGGAATAGTATCTGTAGAACCCATTAAGGAAATAAACCATAAAGAATCAGGGGTTTAGTCCTATGCGGAAAATAATTAGATACGATGATGGCTCGGGGAGTATGTACCGGTATTGAAATTCTTTACAGAACTCAGCCAGGAATTAGAGTTTATCGAAAAATGCTTTAAAGCTTCCCCTCTATCCCCAAAAGTCATGGAGTTTATAGAGTCTCTTGATATTGCGTAGCATATCCCCATTCAGGATATGCCCTACGCCTAAAGACGTAAAGGGGGATATTTGACAGTTATTGCTGCAACAAAAAGAATCCCCTAGCCCTAATTACTTCGCACAATGGTCAATTCTGCGAACCAGTTTACGTTCAATCTAAACCCCAATTACCCATTTGTATATAATGTACCCACCCATCCCTACCCCACCGCACGAGTGGGGGGGATGGTTTAGTGGGGAATTTAAAGGGAACGGGCACGCATCACGCGGGAGGGGGGAGAGCCCCCCACGGGTAGGCTATATATAGATACCTATCCCTCCAGATTTTAAAATCCCAAAAGGCTTTCGGGGAGATAATGCTTAAAGGCAAAGCGAAAACAGATTATCAGCGAGAATATATGAGAAAGCGGAGAGCTACAAAGCCATTAAAGAACCAGCCCGTGTTAGACCTGTTAGACCTATCTGTTAGACCTATGCCATTGGAATTGGCTCGGTCGAATAAGAAATTTAAGAGGTTTAGTGATGGGTAGGCGGGGGAAAAGGACTATTGAAGAAACGGCGGCTAATAAGGCTGCGTTTTTGGAAGTTTATAAGACAAGTTTTGGGAAACAACACGCCCTGCAACAAATAGGGATTTCCAGCCTGAATACATTTCGCAACTGGATGAAAGACCCCCATTTTGCCGAGGCGTTTAAGGCGGCGCATGAGATTTGCGTTGACAACGCCGAGAGCCTTTTATACCAAGCCGCTATGGGGCAACTTGAATTGAAAAAGAATCAATTTTTAGCCCTCGCTATGTGGCTTAACGGCAACCTCGGCGAGAAATATAACCCTAAAGCTTCTTATGAACTCGTGCATACTACTGCAAAAGAAAAGGCGCGGCAGATGTATAAAGACTTAGTAGATGAACTCGGTAGGAAGGAAGATGACGCTCAGGCATTATCGGGAGAGAATATTCAAGGAGTTGAATTACTTCCCCACCCCAGAGCAATCCAGGATACACGATAGTTCGGCGAGAATAAAATTGGTGGCTGGCGGCTGGCGAGCGGGAAAATCCCTCACGGGGGCAAGGGAGGCTATTCTTAAAGCCGCCGACCCACGTAATAAATTAGGTTGGATTGTTGCTCCGACATACGCTACCCCACGAGGGGCGGAGTGGGATTATATAATTCAGGACTTGCAAACTCTCGGTTTTCTAAGGGATTATTCTACCAATCGGGAGGGGTCTTTAACTGCTGATACTGAGGCGGGTTGCCATATCGAAACTAAATCTGCCACCGACCCCAAGACCCTGGGTGGGCAGGCACCAAATTTCATAATTGTCTGCGAGGCAGCACAATTAGAATACGAGATTTATTTATGGCTTTTGGGGAGAATCGCTGAAAAACGTGCATCCCTTATAATGACGGGAACATTTGAAGATTATTCTGGATGGTATAACGATTTTTTTACCAAATGGCAAATCCCCAATGAAGATGATGGGGCATCCTTCTCACTCCCCACATGGAGTAATATAAAAATCTTCCCAGGCGGGCGTAACGATGAGGAGATTTTAAAATTAGAAGCCTCGAACCCACCAGATTTCTTTAAGCAAAGATACGCTGGGGTTCCTTGCAAGCCTGCAAATCTGGTAATGGCGGAATTTTCTGTCCCGATTCATGTCGGCGAATATGAATTTAATCCCGATAACCCTGTCGAGATTGCAGTAGACCCTGGCTATGCTGGCGCACATGCTGTTTTGGCTATACAAAAATTAGAATCTCAAATAGCCGTGATAGATGAGGTTTATCTCCAGGGCTATACGACTGAGGAAATAATCGAAATATGCAAACAAAAATTATGGTGGGGTAAGGTTATCAGTGGGGCTATAGACATTGCTGGTAAACAGCATCAAGCTATGGAGGCTCCAGTTGCAGTATGGCAAGAAAAGGCTGGGATTTACCTAGCCTGTCAATCCGTGCCCGTTGAAGATGGTATAAATCTCATGCGCTCACTTTTACTTTCGCCTCCACCGCTATATAAACCCAAATTAGTCTTTAATCACAAATGCCACGGGATTATAAGCGAAATGGGCGGCTGTAAATCTCCCGTTCAGGGTGGCGGTTTATGGCTTAGAGATGAGAATACATTGAAGCCAAAAGATAAAAACGACCACGCTTGCAAAGCGTTGATTTATTACTTAGTAAATACTGTCGGCTATACGGTACAGCCTACCCCTCTTAATCTGGAGGTTTGGAGAATTTGAACGATTTAAACAGCACAGAATATACCAATGCGATGAATCTATTTGCCCAGTTGCATCAACGCATGGATGAAACCATGCAAACTTATCGGCTGGAAAAATACACAGTTCTTGCCGATAGCACTGGGGGAGAGATGCCCAACACATCGCAAATTATCCTTAATGACCCCAGGGTTTTTGGGGATGCCGTTCTTTCTATTCTAGCGGAAGATAAACAAACCCTCGACATTACTGGGGTAGACCCCTCAGTACAAAATAAATTGGAAGATACGCTGAAATTCTGGCTTTACCTTAACGATGATTCTTTATTTGAACAGGGAATTGAATCGCTGGATACTTGTTTTAATTTTCAATCATCCTTCCGAGGCTGGATTGGTGTCCTGCCATTGATTTACTATGATGACAAAAAGGAAACTTATTTACCCGTAGCCATGCCCCTAGATACCAGATGGCTTTACTGGCATAGGGGAGCAAGGGGTCAAAAATGGGCAGCCAATTTACTCAGGATGGATAAAGCGCAATGCGAAGAAAAATACAAAATCTCCCTAAAAGGCGCCCAAAAGGTGGTGGACATCGTTTGCAGGTGGGATGAAAATACATATAAAATCTTCCTTGCGCCAGCCCTTAATCAGGCTTTTGGAGAACCATTGTATACTTATGAACATAACTTTGGCTTTTGCCCCGTTGAAGTAGTTCCTCGACCACTTGTGCCTTATGAGATTACAACTTCTGGTGATTCCAGTACTGACCTTAAATATCACGGCGAGGATATTTATGCCCCCGTTAGACAAACAATCAAAGACATGAATGAGTTCGCCTCGATATGGGCAACCTTGAATAGACAGCAATTTGAAACCCCTATGGCTTTAGAAAACGCTACTGGCACAAATTTGAGGGGTGTGAATATATGGGGTTACGGGATGCTCATTCCCTTGAAAGCGGGGCAGAAATTTGTACCTATACCTACAAAGGATATGAGCGCCACTGCTATAGCATTATTTAGAGAACTTTTTGCCCGCTATGAGAGAGCTACACTATCCAGTGTTAATTTCGGACAGGCGGGGGAAAGGCAATCAGCCCTTGCTATAGCTGACCTGAAAAGCGATAGAAACAAAATCGTGAACCCCAGCCGAAGGCATAAATCTATCGCATATCGCAAGATAGTTAATATGTGGCGGCGTATGATAATGGGGAATAAATTTTATAAAACTACTATATCAGAGGAAAGCTCCATAGCCGAAGATGATTTTAAGAAATCACTCGATGCTTTTGAGAAAAAGTTTGTTATAAATATTAGATTTGATTCATTGAGCCCACAGGAAAATATAGCTAATGCCCAGTTAGCTGCTGAGCTTGTTAGGGATAATGGTTTGCCTAAGAGTTGGGCATGGCGCAATATCCTTCATGTCGATAATCCTGAAGGTTTAATGCGTGAGGCGGAACAAGAGGCTTTGGAAAAGATGATGCCCGCCATTGTAATAGCAAAGGCAATGTTATCATGGGCGGAAAATGCAGATGCGGCGCAGGGCGAGATAAACGACTTATTGTATGAAATCGGGAAAAGGGAATTGGGGAGATTATTAGAACAGACTGAGAGCGGGATTGTATCACCGCCCAATATCGCCTCGCAACCGAAAACTGAGATTGAGACCTCTAAACCTAATTCCAATAAATTAGCCCGTATGCAAGAAGAAAGAATGGGGCAGGCGGCTATGCGCCGAGGTCAAAGAACGCAAGCGGAGCAACAAAATGCCTAAATCACAAAAGGATATTATCAGGGATATAAAAAATATGATAAATCCCGAAGGCGTGGGCGAATCTAAATTGCTCAATCTGTTAGATTTGATTTCACGGCAGAATGTTAATTTGCCGCCTGTTATGCCTGCTACTAAAGCACCAAAGGAAATCGAGCCGACTATGGGGAATATAGCCACTTCTATAAATCAGCCCGAAATGCCATTGGCTAGAAATTATCCATTTCGCAAGAGGGCGATGAAATAAAATGCCAATTTCAATGTTGGGTAAAGAAATTAAATTTCCGTGGGGAATAACCCCAGAGGAATCAGAGGAAGAAAAGCGCAAAAAGGGGGAGGAACGGCGCAGGGAGGAAGAAAGGCGTGCCGCATTGTTGGCGAAGCCCGAACCAAAGGCTGAAATATCAGAAAGCCGTCCTCAATGGCACTATCAACAGCCCGCAGACCTTTCTATGCCCAGTGAACCCAGGAGGATTAAAACCCAATATGGCAGTTCGCTGGATGTCTATAATCAATATGGAATTCCCTACGAGCAATTTTTCTTAAAGGCATGGACACCCCTAGAGGAAGGGCAATATGGGTCGCCAGGCTTAATCCCGAAGGATTGGTTTGATTCAAATGTTCCCCTCTCAATTTGGATGCCCGATGGGACAATAGCAAAGGCTAAATCACCAGAGGAATTTAGGGATATGGTTAGCTTTGCAGGAAGAAATCAAAGGTATCTTCCTTCCGTTTCGGAATATCCAGCGCAATCTAATACCCCTACTCGTATAATAGATTTTCAGGGGCTTCAAGATGATATTGCCAAAGAAAAGGCATTGGATACTCCCGAAAAACTTGAAGTAGAGCGCTGGCAATTAGAGCTAAATAGATATGAAACCTTTCAATCTAATTTTCGGAAATACGAGGAATTAAGAAGTGAAGACCCCGATATACCCGATAGCCCTATGGCTAAACTTTACAAAAAAAGAATCTCTTGGCAACAGGATAGATTTGATAGATATACTATCGAAGAAATAGAAACTAGGTTACAGGAAGCTAGGGAGAATTATGCAAAATCACTTCAACCTAGTATCCCATCAGAGATAACTCCAATAGCGACAAATATGGGCATGGCTTTTGAAGTTAGGGGGTGGACAATATTGCCGAGTAATACATTTAAGACTCCCAAAGGTGAAATATTGTCCTCACGGGAAATATTGGATAATCCAGATGAATTTACTGATTTTGTCAATTCAATTCCCCATAGTGGGATTACGGCTTTCCGTGAAGGGGTGGCAAATGACCCAGAAGCCTTTAACCGCATTATGCGTAGAATGGGGGATACGCCAACTTCTAGGATGGCGCTTAAAAAGCTAATCCCCGATATTACCGATGATGATATAGCGGCTTATTTCCAAACTATTTTGCCTCTTGGGGCTGAGATTGGGGAAGGCGGGAGATTGGTTTCCATGCGCCCAGCTACAACAGAGGAAATAGAAACTGGGATAAGACCTGAAACTGGCTATCCGTGGAACGCTCCGCCTACGAAATGGCAAGAATTTGAGGATGCATTCACGAAATACTGGGCTAAAGAGAAACAGCAGGGGGAAGAACGTTTTAAATTATTAGAGGGTTCTATGCCCGAAAGGGTTAAAAATATCGGCAAATGGCTTGCCACGCAAGTATTAGTTCCCCAACAGATACGAGAAGCCCTGAATTTATATGACTTAGCGGCTGATGTTTGGAGACTTGGAGTTAGTTCATTTTTCAGAGATGAACCCTATACATTATGGGAGCCGCCAGATTGGACAAATTTAATGACCACGGCAGGGGTAATCCCAGGGAAGGAATATACTCTCGGTGCAAAAGAAATTATTGATATTTCTAATCCTATAAATTGGATTCCATTCGGCGGGACTGCCCAAGCTATTACTCCCACAGAAAGACTTACTGGTGAAATAGCGGCTAAATTTATCACTGGGACTTCCAGAAAGGAAGTCTTAACTTTCGCCAGAAAAGAAGCCTCTAAGCTGGGGATAAAGGCAGAACCCATAATCGCTGAAGCCGAGGCTAGGGTTATAAAGGCATTACAAAGGCAGATAGCCCCGAAGGAAGTTACCGTACCCGTTACTAAAGTTGCCAAGCCAAATGAGCCATTTGAAGCGGGTATGGTTAAACAGGCAGATGGGACTTTCGCTAAAACGGGAAAAGTTACCTTCCGAGAAATAAAAGAGGGGGATGCTATCCCTGATGTTGGCTCACCTGAACGATATGATGACCCCCTTACAGGCAAGACCTATGTGCGTAGCGCCGCACAAGGCGAGCGGGTGATGGCAGGACAAATGCCCGCCTCTTTTGAAAATGTACCATCCGAAATCAGGGCAAGCCGAAGATTGGTTGCTGAGAGGATGTTTCTTAATGGGGAATCTCAAGAGCAGGTAATTAAGACTTTAAGCCTTGATATGCCCGAAGATTCGGCGAAATGGCTGGCTGATGATGTCCAGCGTGGATTAGAGAAGTCTGAATTTGTGGAAAGACGACAAGCTCAGATTACCACGGAAGCTGAAAGGCGTGGCTCTGTTGCGCCTGAAGCCAAACCGCCCGAAACTCCCGCAGCCGTTGTGGGTAAGGGGAGAGCAGAAATAATAGAAAAATCCATTAAGGCAGAAATCGATATTAAGAAAGAACAAGCTAGGGCTGCCGTACAGGATGCGTGGGATGCGTTTAAGCAAACTGGCATAACCGCCAATTTAAAAGAGAATGCTGAAAAGCAAGCGAATTTGTATACCGCCCTTGTCGAACTTGCAAGGGTGCATATTGAAGCAGGGGTAAAAACAATTGAGGAATTTGCGAGATTAGTTGGAATTGAGATAAATGCGGCAGTTAGGGCAGCTTGGGGAACTGCACAAAAAGGCAAGGTGGCATCTTTTGATTCGTTGACCAGCAATACAAAGAAATCTCTTTCTAATGTTAAAATGATTATCCGACAGCAATTTAATACAGAGGAACGTGCGGCGGTCGATAATTTAATTGCAACATCGAAAAAATTTGATGAGATTTGGGAAACCACAACTGCGGAGCGGCAGGCAGAACTTGCGAGGAAAACAGCACGTCTGGAGAAGGCGCAACAGGAGTTTGAAGGGATAGAGCGCATAGCGGAGGAAAACAAGGCACGGGCGGGGCTCCTTACCGATATAGGTTTAACCGAAAGGGAAATGGTTATAACCTCCGAAAATGCCAAAGTTCTTGAAGGTATGATTTATAAATCCTCCGAATTGGATGTCTGGGAAAAGGCAAATGCGGCTAGGGCAATGAGGGCATTGGTTGAAGATTGGCGCATACCAAGACCTTTTGAGAGGGAATATTTTAAAAAGGTATTTGGTTATGATGCTGTAGGGATATTTAGCCAATCTACTAAGCCACGTTTGGGTGATTATTTTACTGAAGTTCTTTATAACTCTTTTATATCTCTTAAGTCTAATGTTGTAAATTTTGGTGGTAATGCGATTGCCTCTATTTTATCTCCCGTAGAAAAGTTTGGGGCAGCAATGATGGAAGCTCCCCTGGCGAGAATGGGGGGTAGGGCAAGACAGCGATTTATGGGTGAGGCAGTTCAAGATTTGGTGGGCGCTTGGACGGGTATACCAGATGGTGTAAGGGCATGGCTTGAGGTAATGAAATCGGGGCAAATATCAGGGACTGCATTAAAAGCTGAAATGACAAGACCCAGAGCCTTTAAGGGGAAATTGGGACGAGTAATTAACTTTAATACAGACCTGATGTATGCTTTTGATGAATTATTTAAATCCATCAATAAATCTGCTGCCATAAGGTCAGAGGCATATCGGATGGCTAGTAAAGAGGGATTTAGGGGCAATAACCTTTATGGAAGATTGAATGTCCTTATAAATGACTCGCCAGAGGAGTTAATCAAATCCGCCAACAAAATATCGGAATACCGATTATTTAGGGCGCAATCTGATTTTGCTAATTCAATAATGAAGTTAAGGGACATTGAAATTGGCAAGGGGGTAAAGCCAATTCAACTTATTATTCCCTTTGTTAAAACCCCCGTGAACTTGGCTAAATTTGGGATTGAAAGGTCGCCTATGGCAATATTTAACCCCAAGTTAATAAATAACTTAATTAAAAAGAATCCTGAAGCCAGTGATTTATTGGCACGTTGGGCTATGGGGACAATAGTAGCACTGGCAGTAACCATCTATGCAAGGGATGGGTTGATAACTGGGGCTGCCCCCAGAACTGTTGGGGAACGGGATGAGTTTTATCGGCTTGGCAAACAGCCGTATTCATTAAAGATAGGCAATAAATGGATATCTTATCAGCGGTTAGAACCATTTAATCAAATGTTTTTGCAAGCCTCAGTTATTGCGGATTCATTAGCCGATAAGGATAAAAACCTGGATGAATTAGCAGAAGGGTTTGCCTTCGGTATTTTACAGAATATAACCAATCAGACATTCTTGACAGGCGTATCAGACACACTTAATGCGCTAGTTGAACCCGATAGATATGGTGAGGGGTATTTTCAAAGGATGCTCGCCAATTTAATGCCTGGCAGTAGTACGGCTAGATTGATGGCGCAAACAGTTGATACTACAGTCCGTGCCCCCCAAACTTTTGTGGAACAAATAGAATCCAACATACCAGGATTATCTCAGAAAGTAAATCCTAAAATAAATATATTTGGCGAACCCCAAACAAGAGAAACCCCCGCATTAATGCCCTATGCTTATTCTACGGAAAAGGATGATAAAATTACTAAAGTGATGGCAGATGCTGGTGTTAGCCCTGGTTTTGTGGGCGATTCCATAACAGATGGCAAGAAAAAATATAAACTTAATGAGCAGGAACTCTATAATTATCAGGTATTGGCAGGGCAAATACTTAAAAAGAAAATGATTTCTGTGATTGGCAATAAATCTAAGGTGTCCGCAGATGTTCTTAATAATGCTATCCAAGAAGCAAGAGCGATAGCGAAACAAGAGGAGTTGCGGATATTGAAAAGGGCGGGGCGTAAACCTGATGCTGAATAGTTTACAAAAGCCCAAATAATACCTCTCGGCTATCCCCGCAAAAACGGATATACATAACCAATGGGTATATAGCAATGTAATACCCGTAGCCAGTAATGTACCCAATAGGGCATAACCGATTAACATTAGAGAGTTTTTGAATATTATCATGCCTATATTATACATCCCCTGTCAAGGGGAATAAATTAAATTTGGAGGTTTACATGGACGAATCGCAGTTAGGCAGACAAACTTCTCAGGAAAACTCGCAGGAAAAGCCTTCGAGCGAAACTCAGGACAAGAAAGCCAAAACTCCGACAGAAAGCAAAGAGGAACTTAAGTATACCCAAACTCAATACAGCAAAATGCAAAGTAGTCTCCGTACTGAAAATCAAACACTAAAGGATAGAGTTGCTGAATTGGAAGTAGAACTTGCTACTGCCGAGGGGCAAGTCGAAGACACCCAAGTGTTAAAGGAAATGGTGGCTAAATTGCATGGCGAAATTGAGGACGGCTTGCCCGAAGATGGCAAAGAGGCGGCTAATAAGTACCTAAGAAAATTAGCTACTATAACCGAATCTGAAGTCAGGCAAGGCAAGGAATACAGGCGATTGGAGAGCAAATTGAAAGGTTACGAAAAGGAAGAACTGGAAGAAGAGGCTCAAAAATTGGCGACTAAGCATGGGATAGAACTTAATGAACTCTTGGTGTTTTCTGATGTTCGAGATATGAAGGCGTATGCCCTAGACCATCAAACCAAACAGGTGGTACAGGCAGAAACAGCGGGGGATGTTGAAAAAACTGAACCAGCCGAACGCCCACTCGCATCTCCGTTAAGTGCTGGGGGGGCTACAGATAAGTCGCATTATGCTCCCCATGACTGGATTAGGGAAGGCTTAGCGGAGGCGCAAAAGAAAAAATAAACGGAGGTAAAAATTGAATACTTTAGCTCAGTATTCCACACTCACCAATGACAAAGTTCTTAGGGGTGTGTTGGATACTATAGTTAAAGAAAGCCCTTTATTGGCTCGATTGCCCTTTAAAGAACACGTTGGCAACTATTTCTACTTTAATATCGAATCTTCAATGGCTGCGGTGAACTGGTATACCGTTGGAGATACGTGGGCTGAAAGTGCAAATGTGTGGGCGCAGGGTGGTGTTCTCTTAACCACATTGGGTGGTGATGTGGACACCGACAAGTTCGCCATTAAAACAAAGGGTGATATTAACGATATAAGAGCCGTTAATATTGAAGGCAAGGCGAAAGCTATGGCACATGAGTTCGATAGGGCTTTCATCTACGGGCAAACCACCACAACTGCCTCGACAAAGGAATTGAAGGGCATTTTGAAGTGGCTTGCAAACTATGAAACTACTGCTCTTACTACAGCTGACCTTAATGGTGCTGCTGGGAAGAATGACCAGGTTATAGCCAATGATGCTACCCATGCGGTTTTATCTCGTGCTAAATTGGACGAGACGATTGACGCAGTACGACCAGGCAAACCAGATGTTCTAATGATGGATAGAAGGATAAGGCGTTATTTGGGCAATACTATTGCTTCTACCACATCGACTTCACCATTAAGGACAGGACAAGATGAATTTGGCAAATTCATCGCACTATACAATGAGATTCCAGTTATAATCAATGATTTTATGCTGGATACTCATATTGACAATTCTTCCAGTGTTCTAACTATTGCTTCTATCAACCAATCAGCTACCCGTTCGTCCACTTCCGCCGATAATTCAGTGATTTTGGCGCTGAAGTTCGACCCGAACTATGGCGTGTGTGGTATTCAGAATGGGGCAATGGAACATGAGGACTTGGGCGAATTGGAAACCAAAAGGGCATACAGAAACAGGTTCGCTTGGGACTGTGCGGTCGTTATGCTCGGCAAGAAATGCGCAGCCGTATTAACTGGTTGCTCAGACCAATCATAGGAGGTATAAGAAATGGCTTTTGCAGATAATACAACTGGTGGGAGGGTAATAATCGCAGGTTTCCCTGAACACGCTCTCAAAATCACCTTGACGGATACCTGTAATGCAGGCGACCTTATTGGTTACGCATCTGGTTGGAAACGAGCAGACACAAATTCATCTCCAAAGGTTTATCCAGAACTTGTAGCTGCCGAAAAATGTACGGCGAGTGGTAATGAAATCCAATGTTACCGTTGTGCCGTTATAGACTTCGGTAGTTCCTGTACGGCTACGGCAGGTGATAGGGTTTTTGCCAGCAACACGGCGGGTGCATACGAGGGGACAACTTGTCCCAATGACCAGGGCGTATGTGTGGGTGTAATGAATTCCACACAACAAGCCTTTGTCAATCCCACTTATGCCTTCGGTAATCTCAAATTACCCAATGTCGAATATAGTGCTACCAGCGGTCATGTTATCATGGTACAACTTAAATCAGCATTGGCGGCAACTGGCACTACTAGCTTGACGGGTATTGAGGTTACACCAAAAGTTCTTGATGCTATCGCTGCTGGGACTATCAGCGGTGTTAAAATAGCAATAGACCTTGAAGGTACTTCCGCAGGTACGGTAACGCTATCTCAGGGTTTGGAAATCAACCTCGGTAGTGACTCTGGAACTTCTAGGACTGTTACTTCGTCCTACCACATTAGGTGTATCAATAACTATCATGGTACAATCACCAATGGCGTGAGTGTCCTGAGAGTTGATACCGCTGGTGGTAATGTCAACTGGGGTGCTATCCTTGACCTCCAAAGTACCTGTAGTGGTGTTTGGAGTGATACCGATACTGGCTCTGGTGACACAGAAGCAGGTTACTTTAAGGTGCTTATCAATGGTAACGCACGTTATGTTGTAACCTATTCAGACGCACCTGACGCATAAACTAAAGGCTTTGGCGGTTGAGCCTTAATCAACCGCCATTAAGGAGTTTATGAAGGAAATATGTATAAAAATAATCCCCGATTTCTATGGCAAGCCCATTAAATGCGTGGCTTATGATGACTTGGGCGAACCTATAATGGAGGAGAATAAGCGGGGCATTAGGGACATGACGGGGAAACTCATAGAAGAACCCGTGGTCAAAGATGCCACGATAATTGACGTTATAAATATTTTAATCCGTTCCTACCCTAGAGATAGGATGACCATAGATAATATTCAGATAGCTCTTAAGATACGAGATAAATTGAATTGCCAGGATAAACTTATTCTGGAAGATAATGAATATGATTGGATTATTAAGCAGATGAAAAATAATGACGTTGGGGCGAAATTATTCGCCCTTGATTTACCCCAAATCCTAGCAGCATTGGGGGAAAAATTATGAGGTGATAAAATGGCTAGATGTAAGGTTATTGTGAGTGAAACCCAGCCTGAAGAACAAGAAGTAGAAATTATCGAAGGTGAACCCCTTGTCCTAAGCGGCTTTTCAGGAGTTGATTTGGGATTCCTATGGTTCAAACCTTCCAATAATACCTTTTATAAGGCTGTAGATTTAGACCCACTTACATGGGAACAGGTGGTTTTTAGCGGGGATTTTAGCGGGGATTTTGGGGATGTCAATTTTATAGGGGTGGTTAGCGCAGACGATGATGAGGGCATAACGGGGGAGTTTGATTCACAGACCCATTATATAAGAAAACTCAAGGTCAAAAAGGGAATAGTGATTGAACTTGAGGTCGAGGAATTAGAATAGGAGGTTAATATGGCAGTACCTAAATACAACTGGGAAAACACGGCGTGTTGTGAAACGAGTAAAGTATCTGGAGACACGGCAATAAAAAGTGCGCCAGGTGTAGTTTTCTGGATTAGCGTTAGCGATACAGCCGACTTGGAGGTTGAGTTAAACGATAGTACAAATAATAGCGGCACGGATAAATGGGGCATTAAGTTCAATGGCGACAGTATTGCACATTTCGTATTTGACCCACCGATTTACTTCGGCACAGGTATCTATCTCGATGTATCTACCACTAGTTGTGTCGTTACAGTGGGCTATGTGTAAAGGAGAATTATGAAACAAGATTGTCCATTTTGCGGGAAGGCAGGGATAGATGGCAGGCATATCAATATGTGTTCTCAAAATCCCAAAAATCTCGATGCAGTTGTTCCCCAATCCCTTGATTCAGAAATAGAGACCACACAGGAGATTGTATCTGAGCCCGTAATCGTTGAAAGCGTAGCGCTACACATTGAGGAAAAGAAGCCATCTATTTCAAGGGATTCGCTAATGAAGTGTCCTGATTGCGGGAATGATGCAATGCAACTTAATGCCCTTGATTGTCGATGCCCTAAATGCGGGGATATTCAATTTATAAAAATAACTAAACCTACGGGAAGTTAAGAGATTAAATGCCACTCTATGAATATCAATGTCCCGATTGCGGGAAGTTTGAATATAGGCAACCCTTCGAGGATAGGCAAAATGCGCCATGTCCTCAGTGCCACCGTCTTGCTCCAAAGATAATATCCCTAGTTAATGCAACCTATACGTGGTGTTTGGATGGCTTAACGCATGATAACCCCCGCAGGTGGCATAACCCGTATGTGGAATAAATTTGAGGAGATTTAAATGCCAGCAGATTTTGAAAGGTGCGTTAGGGAAGGCGGGCGTGTTAGGACAATCAAGTTAAAGGATGATAAATATATGCATGTTTGTTATGACAAAAGTGGCAAAAGCCATGCTGGAGAAATCAAAAAGAGGAAAGGCAAATGATTAGAACTGCCGTAGTAACTGCCGTGAGGCAGGCATTAAAAGAACCTGTAGCAAGCGCATGGACTGATGATGAATTGGGGACAATCCTCGATAACGTTCTTCGGGAAATGGCTAATGAAGAACCGCTTTTAAAAAGAGCCAATCTAGCTATCATTCAATACACTAAGGACATTGATGTAAGCCCTCTTACCATGCGGGATATTATCAGGGTGGAATACCCTGTCGGCAATGACCCCTACGAGCCTATTTATCGTAGATTCACCACATTCGGTTCAACTATAATGCTCGACCTTGAAGAAATCCCCGATATTACCAGCGGAACGCTTACGGGGACAGTTACATTCACAATAAATAGCCGAAGCGTTACGGGGTCGGGTACAGCTTTTGCGAGCGAGTTATCTGATGGCGACTTAATTTGTAAATCGAGTGGCACGAAATATTACTGTATAGCTAAGGTGGTAAGCAATACTGCCTTAACGTTAGACCAACCCTTTGAAGAATCAACTGCGGCGGATACAATTAACTTAACTAAATATCGTGATTATTTAAGTTGTGCTCGGATAATTTACGGCGGGGATTATACTGTTTCCTCAACTTCCGACCTGCCTACCTCGCATGACGCTACAATGATTCTGGGCGTGGTAGCTCATGCCGCTACCGAATATGCTGCCAATTATGCACAACTTAAAATGACGGATATAACATCCAAACTAGCCAGTGCCGCCACAGCAATAGGCAATGTCTCAGCCAGAATTACCCAAGCCATATCAGACCTTTCAACAGGGCGTACTAATCTCGGTGCTGATTTGACTTCATATTCTAATACTTTGGCAGATGTCGAGACCGCCCTTGATGCCATAGGAACACATATTACCTCAGCTATAACCTATGTCAACCAACCTAACCCTGGCGAAGATGTGGCAGGGCATTACGTGGAAATGGCAAGGACTCGTGTTCAAGAAGGGGCAGGGAGATTAGATAAAGCTAGGTCATATCTTGATAGCGCTAAAACCAACAGTGATTACCTTCAACTTGCCGTACAAGAATTATCGGGTGGAGCAACTTACACAAACCAGGCGCAAGCCTATATAGCTCACGCTGAGCAAGCAATCAATGTTAATAATCTAGTTCGGGCATATCAATCATGGGCAGACAAGAAATGGCAACAATACCAAGTTGCCCTCGGCAAAATGGGTCGGATTGCTGATGGAATCACATATAGAAGTTCGAGGGGATAAATGCGTTCACTTACAGAAACTTTGCTAGAAAAGCAAAAACTTTGTGATGGCACACCACTTGTTAAATTAGAGGCTCAAACTTTTGGCTACCCGTCTTCTACGGGTGGGGAAGCAATAACAGGGCTGGAAATGTTTAAACTCCATGATGGCGGGACTGAATATACTGATTCACAACATGGTGTAGCGCTAGGCAACGATGGTTCATTGAATAGAGTTTATATCGGAACAGATAATAAATTGTATCATCAAAGAATCGCTACACCTACCACGGAATCAGATTACTCTACATGGACAATTCTCGAAACGGGATTAACTTATAATTGTGTGGCTATAGCCTCTAATCCAGCCACAACCGAAATGCTAATTGTCTGCGAAAAGGGGATTAAAGTCTCTACAGACAATGGTGCAACGTGGGGAAGTTGGACACAAACAGGAATTTGGGGAAGCTATACTCTCTATGCCCATGTCCCCCCCGCTTTTGGGCGGGTGGGGACATATATCTCATTGGCATATAAACCCAATGGTGATTGCGCCCTTGTGGCTGATGGGATGCTGGGGTGGGGGGGGAGATTTTATCTGGCGATAAAAAAGCGGATTTCTGGAAGTTGGGGAAACTGGTATGAGTTTGGAGTGGGCGAAGATGGCAATATTTGGTGTGGGTTAGCCATGTATTTTGATACCGATTGGAATATAATAGTGTTAACTATGGTAACAGAAGTTACCTATATCTACGCGGTGATTTTTGATGATATTACAAACATATGGGATTATATTGAGGAAATAAGTTTTACGGATACCAAAATTATCACACCTGAAACGATAAATTTAGAAACCGTATCGTGGCGAACACCCTCGCCAGAAACCGTATCCCCATTATTATTCTTGTCAGGAGGTAAAGTTACCCAATCCTCATTAGATGAAGCTACTAGGAGCTTGGCTAGAATTAAACACGTTTCGAGAATCTTTGCCGATGTAACCCATAATCCAACTTTGAATATCCACCAAATCGCACACCCTACCACAATTCTTTGTGCCCAAGTTTTCATTGTTAAAAGTTATTCAGGAGTAATTATGGCGCTATTCCATGATGGGAATAGTTACTTTTATCTCCTGAAACCAGGGACGACTTTTGAGGAAGGGCTTTTTGCTGATGCCCGTGTATTGGCTAATACTGCTACCTTTGGCATGGCACTGGCAGCCGATGATACGTGGATATATGCCTGTCAACCTTCCGAGGTTTGGCGAGCGCCCAGTCATTATCTCTGGGAAGTACCGAGCGCAGGAACTGGTGCGGGGGATAAGATAACCATCAATCAGGCGGATATTATAAGTATTACTGAGCAGGTTAGGGACGGGGAAGCATCGGGTCAATTATTTATTCTCGATAATAGTTCGGGGCAATATGCAACTATTGGGACGGGGGATTTAACCCCTCTAAATCTTGGAAGCCGAATAAATGTTTTTATCGGCTATAATACAGCAAGTGGGGATGAATATTCGGAATCAGCAAGGTATTTTTTGGAAAATTATCAATTTTTCCGAGAGGCGGGGATAAGCCGCTTAGCATTGCTCTGCGTTAATGCTTGGGCAAAATTGGATAAATATATCTTTACATCTACTGTTGAATGGAATGTCCACTATGACCAATATACCATCTATGAAATGGTGGATTTTTTAGTTCAGGCAATCGGTGGGACTTTAAGCTATGAATCTCGAAGTAGCCTTATAACTTCACTAACCCCAGCGATTTATATTCGACCTGGGGGGACTGCTGGCGATGCTATGAAGCAGTTGTTTGAATATGTCCCCGATGTTATCCGCTTTTTCGGGGCGGATGCAACGATTAGTTATCCCCAAGCAAGCGATGAATCAACCTATTCTTATGCCTTTACATCTTAGAAAGGAAACAAATGACAATTAAACTTCTCGGTAGTGATGCTTCCTCTGGCTCAAATGAGATAGCGGGTCTTTTTAGATTAACTAAATGGACAGCCGTAGCTACTGGCAATATGACTGAGTTTAAATTTGTGGCAGGGGCTTCAGGGAATGTTAAATGTGCCCTATACGCCGATAACTCAGGCGCACCAGGCGCTTTAATTACCGCAATGGAAACGGGACAGGCTGTCTCTAGCGGGGCAAATACATTAACTTTCACCTCGACCCCTATAACAGTAAGTACCGACTATTGGCTGGGGATTTGTTTCGATAATGCCAATGTTGGACAATATGGTATAGCCGCTCACGCCTATAGGTATAAAACGGCAACATATGCAACCTTTACCTTTTCCGCTAATGACCCCCCAACGGGACTAACAACAGATAATTTTTATTATGACCTGACGGCTGGTTGGGGTATTGAAGAAGCCGCCCCCATACTAGATACTGCCGCTGCTTCCAGCGTTGAAGCTACCACCGCCACACTGAATGGCGAAGTAACGACAATCAATGATACCGATATTACCGAACGGGGTTTTGTTTGGGATACTTCAAGTCATGGCGACCCAGGCAATGTGGCTCCAGCATCTTCAGGATATGCGAATAATTGGACTGAAGTAGGGACTTTTATCGCCGAAACATTTGATTATGATGCTGGTACTTATAATTCAGGAACTACATATTATGTTAGGGCTTGCGCCGAAAATGATAATGGCAATTGGGGTTATGGCGATGAGGTAACATTTTTAACCAAACCAGCTGCCCCAACCAACGTGGCAGCGAGCGATGGTACTTATACCGATAAGGTAACTATAACATGGACAAAATCAACTGGCGCTACTGGATATAAAGTATACGAAGGAAGCAATTTACTTGACACTCTTGGCGATGTGGCTACTTATAATGACACGGCTGCCCCAGCACCAACTATTACGGCTGGGTCTACAGTGGCTACTGATGGCGATTCGCCTTCCCATGTCGCCCTATCTTTAAGTGGAACATCTACCAATAATGGTACATCTAGGACATATAAAGTCGTAGCCTTCAATGCCACGGGTAATAGTAGCGATAGCTCTACCAATGCAGGCTATCGTGGCGTGGGGAGTTTAACTTATCAGTGGCAAAAAAGCGCAGCTGATAGCAATACAGATTACTCTAATATAGTTGGGGCTACATCTTCCACTCATAACGATACGGCTGCCCCAGCACCAACTATTACGGCTGGTACAGCTGCGGCTTCCGATGGTACTTCTCAATCATATGTAACCTTAAGTTTATCTGGGGAAACTGCTTCTAATGGAGAGGGTAGATATTACAAATGTGTTTTAGATGCGGAAGGTGCGGAACAAGCTACATCCGCCTATAACCGAGGCTATCGGGGTACTACTACCCTAACTTACCAATGGCAAAGGTCTGCTGCTGATTCCGATGCTGATTATTCAGCCATAGATGGCGGGACTACCGACCCCTATAACGACACTGGGGCACCTAGCGATGGAAGTGGTAGATATTTCAAATGTGTAGTGAGCATGACAGGTGCAACCCCGCAAACCTCGACTGCTGATAGGGGTTATCGAATCGCTACCCCCGATGTGGATACTGATGCCGCAACCAGTATAGAAGCTACCACCGCTACGGGGAATGGCGAAATAGTGGACTTGAGGAGTGGGGGGAATTGTACTAGACGGGGTTTTAAGTGGGGAACAAGTACTGGGGTTTATGGCAACGATGTTTATGAAGATGGCGACTTTGGGATTGGAACATATACCCTAAGTCTAACCTCCCTCCCTACGGGGACTACGATATATTATATAGCTTATGCTACAAGCGCCATTGGAACAGGCGAAGGCGCAGAAGTAACCTTTTTAACTAAGCCTGCTGCCCCAACCAACGTAGCCGCCACTGACGGGACTTACTCCAATAAGGTAACTATAACGTGGACTAAAGCCACAGGCGCAACGGGGTATAAAGTTTATGAAGGTAGTAATCTACTTGATACATTGGGGAATGTGGCTACTTATGATGATACTGCTGCCTCAGCACCAACAATCACACCTGGTACGGCTGCGGCTTCCGATGGTACTTCGTATAGCTATGTTACATTAAGCCTAAGTGGGGAATCAGCCTCTAATGGCAGTTCCCGAACTTACAAGGTAGTTGCCTTTAATGATACTGGCAATAGTGCGGATAGTTCAACTGACACGGGATATAAAGGAACTACCACATTGACTTATCAATGGCAGAGGTCTGCTGCCGATTCAGATGCCGATTATTCAAATATAAGTGGCGCTGTAACTGACCCCTTTAATGACACAAGTGCGCCCAGTACTGGCAATGGGCGGTACTTTAAATGCGTGGTTAGTATGACGGGGGCGACTTCACAGACTTCCACCGCAGATAGAGGTTATCGGATTGCTGCGCCTATTCACTATATTTTAACTGGCAAATATGGCACAGGGCTACGACCTAACTTTATAGCAGCAATCGGCAAAGATGATGATGGCAATCCGATATATGGCGATGCTACCGATAATACGCAAATTGCATTGGGTGGTTATCAATTTCAAATTCTTTCTGCTTCTAATATCACTGAGAGTATGCAAAGTGTAGCAGATGGATTACTCACCAAAATTAAACGGGAACAAAAATTAAGTTCGATAGTTACCCCACCTAATTGTGGGTTGGAACAATGGGATGTATATAGTATTAAAGATGATACTTGTGGGATAGACCGAAATTATCGAGTATCGGGTTATGATTTTACCTATAATGTAGCGGGGGGAGTTTGGGAACGATTTCAACAAATTTTATACTTAATTGACGTTTAAGAAAGGGATATTCCAATGCCAAAGAAAAGAACGCAAAATGATGAGATACAAGAATTAAAGGGTATGGTTTTTGACATCAAGGACAATCACTTGAAATGTCTTTATGAAAAGGTTAGCCGCCTTGATGAGAGAACTAAGATAATTTTAGGTCTTGTATCCGCTATTTTGCTTGGATTGGTTGCCTTATTTTTCAGGGGTCTAAGTTAATGGAGCAAATGTTTACTGAAAACGAAATACAGAAGATGCGGCATCTGGCGCTGGGGCTGAACCCCGATGTGCTTCAGGCGCTTGAAGCCTGCGCCTCTTGCGCTATTGAGGGCAATGAATGGGCACAAAAAGCCTGTGATTTATGGAACTCAGGGCAACGAGAGGAATTTGTCAGATATGTTTCCCCAGTTTTGGGTTTAGGGAAGTAGGTTAAAATCATGGAGAGTTTTCGTACCATATCAACTTTATTGCCAAATACATAAAGTCCCGCTAAAGAGAGTTATAACAAAGCGAGATGATGCGGGTAATCCTGTCTGGTCTATATGGAAATGCACTATCGAAGGCTGTGTTTATCGGCAACGTGCCGAACATTTGTGCACCGCTACACAAAATGAGCATGAGTTCAACAAAATGAGCAGCAACAATCTGGAGAAAACCAGTTAAGATATAGAATAAATAGGAGGTAAAAATGGATAAGATACTTAACTTCATAAAGGGCTTAATGCAACCGATGATTACCGTAATAGCTGTGATAATCCTATTCAGTTTAGCATCTGCCAATTATGACCAAGACAAAATGTTTGCTCTGGCTGGTGGAGTTCTCTTATTCTGGTTTGGCTATACAGCTGTAAAGAACTTTAACTTCAACGGCTCCAGCAAAAAGGATGAATCCCCAAAAGTTAACGGCGGGCAGGTAGTAAAAAATACTGCGGTTGCGGTAGATAATACTACAGTGTCCGCAGACATAGTTGAGGAGAAAGTAATCAAAGAACCCTTTAATGAAACAGCCTTTGATGCTGAAATCGAATCATCTGTAGAAGGTGTCTACTCGGTCAACAACCCCGCTACAAAGTTTTACCACGCATGGAACAGAGGAGCAAGACGGTATAGTTGGCAAGACCCAGCATGGGGAGAATACCTGAAAAAACTTGTCAATCGCTATTTCTCGTCCATTTGGGGCTTAAAGAATGAGCTGGATGACTTCCTGGAAAAGGATGCCGTTCTCTATGCTGCCGAACATTTGAACGATGATAAGGGTTGCACTACGTGTGAAACTTCACTTTCTTGTAAATGGACAAGCCTGAGACAAAAAGCCGATTACATGGGTAGGCAGAACTACGGCGTAGCCCTTGATTGGATGGAAAACGTAGGCGCATACTTAAACGGAAGATACGCTGAGTTTTGGGGCGATTAGATGAAAAGACCGATTACCCTTTTCGCCATTATACTTGCCCTACTCATCTTCTGTATCCTGATTGGTTGGGCTTGTTATGATAGGGGATTTACCGAGGGGCGATATGGGGCTATCAAGCTAAACGAGCAATCCTTAGACACAAGTTATCATATCGGCTATACAGTGGGTTTCAAGGATGCCCTAGAGTGCCAGATAGATTATGACCTGTGTGTTCTGTATCCAGAACGTCAAACAATACTCGATTTTCTGGAGACAGATAAGACCAACGAGAATCCCTACACTGTAGATTACCAATGTGATAGCTTCGCTGCCGACCTAATTCATAACGCTTGGCAGGCTGGTTATCCCGCTTGGCTTGTGGTAATTAACGTTGCGGAAGACCCCAGCGGCGGACATACCGCCGTAGCTTTTGAGATTTGTCAGGATGGCGAGGTCGAGATGATGTATATCGAACCACAGAATGACGGGGAATACAAAGACCTCGAAGTTGGCAAGCATCCCATCATCTGCACTCCCAATTTCTGTGAGACTATCCCCTTCACAATAAGCAAAATACGGGTGTTTAAGTAATGTGCAAATTGTTTAACTTTAAACCTCAAACGCCTATAACTTGGCATGTGCTTTCTGCTATTGAAGTCGCCAATATATTCAAGGCTGCTGGCGTAACATGCACCATTGGTTTCAGGGATGATTATTTCTGGTTCCCTGATGAAAATATCTGGATAGACATCATAACAGAGGCACATGCCGAGATGCCAGCTTATAAACCCATCACAGCAACCGAAAGGGGTATAGATTGCGATAAGTTCGCTCACCATGCTTGTGATAAAGCCTTCATCAAATATCAGGCTAATGGCTGTTTTGAGGTCTGGGGACAAACTACTGAAGGCTATCACGCATGGCTAGTTATTCTAACACCCAATGGCGCCTTCGAGGCAGAACCACAGAATAATGATATATGGGCTATTGGCACAAACCCGCACTATAAAATCAAAACAGTTTATCGGGCAGATGAGCCTAGAGAGTTATCCTTAAATTATCTTATAGACAAGGATTCTCAAGTAGCCCTACAATGCCCCACAAAGTCATGTAATCATCCTGAGAAGGCATAAAGGGGTTTTTATGAGTAAAGCCACAAAACTAGACCGCTGCCCGAAAGACGGCTAAAGAATAGCCAAGACTTGACATGGGGTGTATAATAGACAATAATCATTTTCATAAAAATTACCATGCCAGAATATCTAACCTTCGGGTATATTGTCGGATATGCGGGGCTTGTGGTAGGTATCTGCGTTCCGATTCCCCAGCTATATTCCATCCTAAAACATAAGCATACTAAAGTTTCGATATGGACATATGTGTTCTTATTCTGTGCTTTGTCATGTTATCTATACCACGCAATTTATATACAAGCACCTGTGTTTATCGCTGCACAATCAGCTAACTTGCTGACGAATGCGGCGATTCTTTTTTTATTACTGAGATACCGAAATGGAATAAAGGGGTGAAACCCTACTATCAGGATAAATGGGTAACAATTTATCACGGTGATTGCCAAGAGATATTGCCACAGTTGGATGTTAAGGTGGACTTGGTGCTGACCGACCCGCCGTGGAATAAGTCTGCAAAGAAATTTTATGATTATCTTGGCACTATTCAAGTTATTAAAGAAGGCGGCTTTATTGCTATATATGGTGGCAGCAATTTTGTACCGAGTATTATTTATTCATTCAGGAGATGGCATTACTTTTGGATTTATTGCGTATTACAACTCAGTAGTGATTTAAGATATTTTAAGACAAATACCCACTCACGTTGGCGACCCATTGTTGTCTTCAGTAACGGTGAGGCGAATAAAACCAGATGGTGTCCTGATGTTATAAAAAGCAAGCGGGTAAAAATAAGCCATGAATGGCAACAGGGAATTGAGCCATCTTTGGCTTTAATCGAAAAGTTTACAAGTGAAAACAACTTAGTTCTTGACCCCTTTCTCGGCTCAGGCACAACCTGTTACTGTGCCAAGAAATTAAACCGATATTCTATTGGAATCGAAATTGAGGAAAAGTATTGTGAAATCGCAGCCAAAAGATGCTATCAGGAAGTTATGGAGCTAAAGATATAAATAATGTGTAGCGCCACGCAAAAAGGAGGTAAAGTAGCTTCGAGTTACGGATTATGGCAATACCAAAATTAGGGACAAAAGACTGGGATACTGAAGTTAAGGCATATCTATCCTCTACCCCCGAATGGCGGGAAAAGAGAGCTGGGGAATTAGGCATGGAAAAGCCCAGCTATGAAAAGCGGATGCGTGAACGGGGTATAAAGCGGAATGGTGGGATAATCCCACCACTAGCCGAATCAGCAAAAGAGTATATCCCCTATCCCGACTTGAAAATCAAGCCCTTCAAGGCAATGAAAAAACAAAGAGATGAAGAAGATATTGTTATTATTCTTTCCGACCACCATGTAGGGCGAGAAACCACAACCTACAACCCCACCATTTACAAAGCCCGCATGGATTATCTTTTAGATTCCACTGAAACAATTATCAATCTTCACCGCCCCATCAGAAATGCACATGTGTTCGCCTTGGGTGACATGGTTCATGGCGAATCTATTTACAAGGGCGGGCATATTGAGGAATGTAAAGTCGGGGCTTTTGGGCAAATACACGACCACGCTGTACCAATACTAAGCGAATTTCTAATCTCATTGTCTCAGGGTGTATCTCAGATAGATTGGTATGGTGTGAGGGGGAATCATGGCAAATATGATAAGACCGCAGTTCCTAGAACCAATTGGGATAATTTCCTCTACAAAGCACTAGAGAAACAACTGGAGAATCAGAGAAACATTAAGATTCACGTAACTGACGATTTCTACCAACTGATTACCATCCGTGGGTTTCGCTTCTTTTTGATTCATGGCGACCAAGTGAGGGCTAATCAGGGCGTTCCTTTATTTGCTCTACGCCGAAAGTATCAAGAATATTACGCCTACGTTGGCGGATTCCATTATGCCTATAACGGGCACTGGCACGTTGGGGGGAAAGACCACATTAACTCGATAGCCGACTACACAATGTGCCCACCATTAGTTACGGGTGATGAATGGGCATTGGAAGTCATAGGGCGGGCTTCTAGCCCTGTTCAATTAACTTGTGGGGTTCATAACACATACGGGCGTACTTGGGAATATCACCTACACACAGACCGTAATTTTCTGCCCACCCCACTAAGCGGGGATTCACCCCCCAAATAGCCACGCAAAGAAGCCGCCATAAATTTTTTGTAAAATTAGCGGAAAACCTATTGACAAATATCAAACAATGGTGTTATTCTATATAAGGAGATTAGAACAATGTCAAGAAATTTCAAACACGGAAGCGAACATTTTCTGAACACCGCCGTTACCTTTGAGAAACTTAATGAGTTTGAGGAATTAGCGAAAAGGGAAAACAAAAGCAAATCGGATTTGTTGCGGGAAGCTATCGATTTAGTAATACGCAAATACACCCGCAAATTTCGATTTTGGAGGCGATGAGAAAAGATGGACTATTTTTACCCTTTAATATGTATGGGCTTAGGTATTGGAATTGCATCGCTTATCCTAGGCATAATGGATAACCATTTTATTACTATTTGGGCATCGTCTTGGCTAACCATATTAGCAATAGCCTGTCTTGTAATTTATTACATTTAGAGGTGAGTTGAATAATGACCGTAGGATTTAATTTATCCCGAATCAGGGATTTACATCCCGCCGATGAGGTGCTTTACTGGCTAGTAGCTAGGATTGCTGATACTAAACCAACCCTGCCTCAGTCCATTAACTTCGCCGAGGTCAAGAATAAACTCCATAAACTCTATGAGGCTGGGTATGAAGCTGGCAGAGAAGATGCCGAACAAACAGTTGGAGAATGGCACAAGCCGTTAGGGGTTTGAAATGAAACATGAGAATCCATATTTCAAGAAGTTTGAGGAACTTGCCATTGCCACACACGGGCATCTCTCCGAACTAACTGCCAAGCGGCTCAAACGAGATGGTGAGGCTTGGCAAGAAGGCGTTGATGCTGCAATTAAATGGGGAGATGAATATTGTGATAATCCTGAACATAATGAAATAGAATTTCCTGCTGAGATTGGTGGTGGGATTGTTCATAAATCCCGCCGTAAACGACGCAGGTGCTCTCAATGTTGGGCAGAATGTCGAGAGGAGATAGGACTGAAATGATAATAGATTACATAAAACATGGCAAGATTCAGATTGAGGGGGAAGACCCACAAGAAGCTCTAAAGTGGATGAATCTACCGCAACTTGATATTCAAGGACAACTAGATAGGGTTGAATTTTTTATAGATGGCAAGAATATTATGACTTGGCATTTCATCTACCACCTTCCATCCAAAGACTTGCCGTTTTAGGAGTAAGAAATGATAACAAGAGAAGTAACTGTAAAAAGTGCTGATTGGCTAAACACCAAAGACGGGTCTAAAGAATACTTATCCGCCGTCTTGGTGGATACCGAGAATCAAAAGGAATCAAAACAGAGCATATTTGACCCCGATTTGCAAAAGAGCATTCAATGGGCTTTTGAAAAGAAATTAACCCTTTCGGTGAAGTTAGAAAAGGAGGGACAGTTCTGGAATCTCAAACAAGTGGAGATAATTTCACCCCCCAGTCCTGTTTCACCATCTAGCGAAACTCCGCAAAAGAGTGAAAAGCCTGTGCAGCGCAACACATGGGATGCTGAAGTATGGACGACAAGGCGGTGTTGTTTAATGCAAGCTGTGGATTTAACCAAGTTTTACATGAACCCCGAAATGGGATTAGCCGAGGCGGTAAAGTGCGTGGCAGACACCTATGACAAATTACTCGTGGCACTAATGGCAACACACGCTGATAAAGAAGGGAAATGAAGCGCATAATCAACGAGTATGATAAGATGCCCAAATGGTATGGGTTAACCTATTGGCAACATGCTACTGGGCAGGGTGTTTGCTATCCGATTATTCTCAATGTGGTGGTTAGAATTTGCATAACCATATGGAGGAGACTAAAGTATGGTTTAATTCCCTCTTGGTATGAGAAACGGATAGAGGAAATAAGGCAAGATGCGTGGTGGACGGGGTACAACTATGGAGTTAGAGTAAAAACAAGTTTAACCGAAGAATTTCTGCGGAAAATGGGGATACTATAATGGACACTTCAGAAATCTATATCAAGATGTGCGAGAAGGCAATTGAGATACAAAGGATATGGCTGCCGCAAAAAGGTGATTTGGCTTATATACCCGACTTCATTTTTTATAGGCGGAAATGCAAATCAGACCATACTAGCGTATATAGTAAACATAATTATAAAGATGAGAACCCCAGTTGGGTGGCAGCCAACAAGGGAATTAGGGGAGTTACGTTTATAAACCATAGCATTGACAAAGAACATCACATTAAGACAGATTCAACCTATCCCCAATCAAGAATGTTGGTTGAGTTTGGGCTAAATCATGGTAGGGTAGAAGATGAGGAGTGGAAAGAAATTGAAAAATGTACTTGGCTGCCCCGCCAAGACGATTTACAGGGGATGGTTAAGGGGACGAGCGATTTAGACCATCTACTTGAAAGGTTTGATGCTTTTATTCGTAGACATTGGGAGTATAAGGATTCCGTTACTCCGATAGGTGTCTTTGGTTCAATGGAACAACTTTGGCTTGCCTTTGTGATGATGGAGAAACATAACAAGGTCTGGAATGGGGAGGATTGGGAATGCAAGTAGGCTTTATCTGCCCTAATGGTGAAAAGATAAGGCATGAGGAATGTCTGACTAAATGCCGCCAGCCTATTCAGGTTAATGGCTTTAATGTCCGCCGCTGCGGGACGTTATCCCAAATGTCGGCGATGGCACAGGTCAGGCAATGGAAAGGGAAGCCGTCCACGACCCAGTTAATCCTTCCGACACGGATAGCTTATTTAAGACTAACGCAGGACTATTTTGTATCTCCCGAAGACCTTGTTTTTATGTTCACTGGGACAAAGGGGCACAAGAAACTGGAAGGTGCTGATACGAAGCACAGTATTTTGGAACAGTTTTTAGAAGATGAGGAGATGACAGGGTTATCGGACAATTACGAAGTCGAGGATGGTATTCATGTCCTGTCAGATTATAAATTCTGGGGTTCTTATGCCGCCGCCAGAGCTTTGGGGATTGTCATGGTGGGCAAGAAGCCAGACCCCGAAGGGGAAGTCTATAAAACCTCTGGGTATTGGGGAAAGGCTGGAACCCCGAAAATGATACCGATTTGGGGATTTAATCCCGACATGGCAGACCTAAAGGATGAGAAGTTGCAACTCAACCGATATAGACTGTTCTGGCAAGATGCCACCTTCCCCGTAGACGTTTTATTGTTAAGAATTTATATCCGAGACGGAGGGTTGGAGGTTGCCGAAAAGCGGGGAATTACAAACAAACTTTACACAATCCCCATAAAGAAATTACCCGATGATGAGATACGGGATTACTTTCATGCTAAACGAGAGAAACTTTTAACCGCTTTAGAGAAACAGGGATTACCCCCCATTTGCGATAAAGAGGAACGCTGGGATGGGCGGCGCTGCACAAGATTCTGTGAAGTGCGGGACTTTTGCCCTGATTATAACACTTTGGCAACTATCCCCTCACTACACGTACATAAGGTAAAAGTGCTATGATAGATTATATCACTACAGCACTAGCAAATGACATGGAGGGAGGGGGTGTCTCTATGATTCGTCCGCCACTTGAGGAACACACACGTACCCAGATAAACATCCGCTTGATGAATCTACATTGGAATCTCAATGAGAAAGACCCAACATGTGATGTAACACAAGGACAAGCCAGAACAGATGAACAGAATGCATTATTTAGTGGTAAAAAGCCAGACTATGTTCTATATGAGACAAATACCACACACCCTTTAGGCGTTATTGAGGCTAAGCGTCCAGGCGAAGACCTTGATACTGCAATGAAACAAGCCGTTGAACGCTATGCGAAACCACTAAATGCCCCATTAGCCTTCGCATTCAATGATACATTTGTTACAGCAAAGCATATATTCCAAGACAGACCGCTAAAAATTGATGGTGAAGAAATACAAGATTTTATTGATCAATTTCTAGCATTGCGGTTTATTAGAGAAGGCCCAGAACTACTGTCAGCCCCTAAGGGCATTAAATACACACGTGATGAATTACTAGCCATTTTCAAAGCCACAAATAATCTATTGCGGGAAGAGGGTTTAAGATTTGGCTACGAGCGTTTTTCAGCCTTTGCTGAAATCCTGTTTCTTAAGTTACTTGATGAATCAGAAAGGCTGAATGAGCATCGTGGCATACCAAGAAAAATTGATGAGAAATATTGTTGGAGTTATTTCAGCGAGAAGTATGAGAATAGTAATGATGAACTGTATACCTTTGTGCATGATTCAGTCTGGCCGAAAATAACAGAACAATATGGTGAAATATTCTCCCCCCAATTAGCAATTCGCAACTCGTCGACATTGCAGGAAATTGTCAAAACGATTGGTCAAATAAACTTCTTGGCTACTGATACAGATATAAAGGGTGATGCCTTTGAATATTTCCTTAAGAGTGTTACTCATGGCAACAAGGATTTGGGTGAATATTTCACACCCCGGCATATTGTGCGGACAATGGTCAATTTGGTAAAACCCATGTATGGAGAAACAATCTACGACCCATTCTGCGGGACAGGTGGTTTTCTGTTAGAGGCATTCAAATATTTATCTCTACGAGTTGACATTAAAAACCCGACAGTTTTAGAGACATTAAGGGAACGAACAGTATTTGGACGAGAGTTTACATCAACAGCACGCATCGCTCGGATGAACATGATTTTATTTGAAGATGGGCATTCAAATATTGACCAGATAGATAGCCTTCAAAATCCTGTAAATGATAAGTATAACGTAATCCTATCGAATATACCATATTCACAAGAAACTAAGTTTGGGGGGTATTATGACATCCCCACCAAGAATGCTGATTCGGTTTGCATACAGCACATTTGGCGAGCTTTAAAACCCGATGGCAGAGCAGCAGTGATTGTCCCCGAAACATTCCTTTATGATGGTGGGGTTATTGGCAAGACTAGAGAAATGATAATGCAGAATGCAAAAACGTTCTCCGTCATTTCCTTGCCACGTGGGGTGTTTATGCCTTATACACCTACAAAAACCAATATCATCTATTTTAGGAAAGGTGGACAATTTAAGCATGTCTATTTCTTTGTAGTATACAATGATGGTTTTGAATTGAATACCAGGAGAAAACCGAAGCCAGGCGATAGTGATTTGAAGAAGTTACTCAGTGAATATGATGAACCAAAAATTATTAA